AAGAGTGGCTATGATGATTTCACAGCCTACAGCCCTGAGATGATGGCACGATGTACTAGCGATGTTATTTTAAATAAGAAAGTTTATTTTGAATTACGAAAGGAGGCTGCGGGTTTCTCTAAAAAGTCTATAGATATAGAGAACAGAGTGGCTCCTATACTGAGGGAACAGGAAGAGCATGGCTTCTTATTTGATCAGCAGGCAGCATCGATTCTACTAGCAGAGCTGACAGAAGAAGTTGAGCTAGTAACTACCGAAGTTAAGAAGCGGTTCAAGCCTAAGGTAGAAAGAATAGAAATATTCAAACGTCAAACCAAGTCAGGTAAGACATCTAAGATGGGCGAAACTTTACAGGGTAAAGGCATAAGACTTACAGAGGATGATCATAAAGAAATATGCAGAAGAGGATCTATCCTACGTGAGAAAAGAATAGAGTTTAATCTAGGCTCACGTAAACAAATAGGAGAATATCTACAAGAGTTTGGATGGAAGCCTAAGAAGTTTACTCCAACAGGTCAACCTATGGTTGATGAAAAGATATTATCTAATGTAAAAGGAATACCAGAAGCATCACTAATAGGTAAGTATCTAATGCTCCAGAAGCGTATCTCACAAATAAATGGATGGTACAAAGAGCTTAAAAAAGATAGCAGAGTACATGGATTTGTTAACCATAATGGTACTGTTACTGGTAGAATGACTCATAGGAACCCCAACATGGCTCAAGTTCCCAGCTGTTCCGCTCCTTATGGCCGGGAATGCAGAGCCTGTTGGGTAGTTCCTTCTAAACATAAACTAGTAGGTATTGATGCTAGTGGTCTTGAGTTAAGAATACTTGCTCACTATATGAATGATGAGGGCTTTATAGATGAAATTCTCAACGGAGACATACACACAGCTAATCAAAGACTTGCGGGACTTGAATCAAGAAATCAGGCAAAGACATTCATCTATGCACTCATATACGGAGCCGGAGATGAAAAGATTGGGACAGTGGTTGGGGGAAGCAAGAGGGACGGTAAAAGACTTAGAGATACTTTCCTCGATAATCTGCCATCATTTAGAACTCTTATCGCTAAAGTATCAAGAGCTGCAACCAAAGGTTTCCTTAAAGGAATAGATGGTAGAAAGATAAAAGTTAGATCACAACACAGTGCGTTGAATGCCCTGTTGCAGGGTGGAGGTGCTATCGTTATGAAGCAGGGCTTAATTCTGTTTCATGAGAAGATACAAAAGTATAACGCTGTTGTGGTTGGTAACATCCACGATGAATGGCAAGTAGAAGTGCCAGCCCAGTATGCAGAAGAAGTAGGGAAGGTAGGCGTTGAGTGTATTATACAGGCAGGTAAAGATCTAGAACTTAACTGCCCTCTAGATGGCGAATATAAAATAGGAGATAACTGGAGTGAAACACATTAAAAAATATGGAAAATATGAGTACACAGTTTGGGCTGAAGAATATGGCTGTGATGATAGCTGGTTTCCAGTAGAAGTAATAACCACTAAAAGCGTGAGATATGCTGTAGATGCCTATCATTGTGCGCTTGAAGATCCGTCCTTAATCAAAGTTAAGTTAAATTTTTGTGTTTTGAAAGACAAGAAGAAAGAAAAGTATCCTATGTACAAATTATGTATTTGGACGGGTGAAGAAACTCTATCACATTATGCGGAATCATATGATTACTAAACACGATCCAAATAGAGTAGGTGATCTAGCAGAGCATTATGCTATTACATGGCTATGGGATAATGGATATCATGTCTTCAAAAACTGTGGTTGCACAGGCCCGGTTGATATCGTTGCTCTCTCTCCTGAAGGAAAGGTAACGCTGATAGATGTTAAGTCTTATAAAGATGGCAGGCTATCTTCAAAAACAGAATTACAAAAAGAACTCGGTGTACAGTATTTACACTATAACTCAGAGACACGTAAGTGTCGTTTTGTGAGGCACAGAAAATGAAATCACCCCAGAATGTAGTAGAAGATATATATGAAAATTTAAAACCTCTCTGTGATGGACAGCCTTTAGATCTGTCTGAAGAAAAAATAAATAAGTTTGGCGAGGACATGAAAAACGTATTACGTAATTGGGCTAATCCTACGGCTAGGGACTCAACCTTTTCATTAAGAATGTCTAATGTAGGCAAACCATCCCGGCAGTTATGGTATGACAGTAGAGCAGAGAATACTTTTTCTGTTAATCCTAGCACGATGATTAAGTTTTTTTATGGTCATATACTAGAAGAGGTAATCCTCTTGTTAGCTAGGCTTTCAGGACATGAGGTGACAGATGAGCAGAAAGAAGTAGAAGTTGAGGGAGTTAAAGGTCACATCGATTGTAAAATAGATGGTGAAGTTGTAGATGTGAAGACTGCATCCTCTTATGCTTTCAAGAAATTTAAATATGGTACACTGCCTGAGGATGATCCCTTTGGTTACATTGCACAAATCTCTGGCTATGAACAGGCAGAAGATAGTAAACATGGCGGCTTCCTAGCAATTAACAAAGAGACAGGAGAGCTTGCTTTTTATGAGCCGGATGAACTTAGTAAAATAGATACTAAGAAACGTATAGTATCTCTCAAGAAAATTTTAAAGGCTGATAAACCTCCTTCAAAGTGTTACACTGATCTAGCTGAAGGAGCAAAAGGAAATATGAAACTTAATCGTGGTTGTTCTTACTGCCCACATAAGTTCGTATGCCATGCTGATGCTAATGATGGCGAAGGACTTAGAGCATTTAGATACGCCAAGGGCATTACCTACTTCACAAAGGTAGTTAAAGAACCTAATGTGGAAGAGATATTATGAATGGTAGAAAAAGTAAATTAGCGAGGAGACTTGCCAAAGACTTAGCATTTGGCTGGCTTAAAACTCTAGTCTCCTCAGAAGAAGCAGAGAAGATAACCAGAGATAACTTTATGGATCTTATGCCTAAGCAAACCCATATCATGACTGAAGGACAGGTACGTCTAATGCCTAATACCTATAGGTGGTTTATCAAACAAGTTAAAACATCTGGGGTGGATCATATAAATGATAGAAAATTTAGATAGTTTAGATCTAGCACATTTGATTGTAGCTACTAGTGAATTTCTGTTGTTTAAAAACGCTGACATTTCTGAGGTTCCTGATTCTGTCCTTGAAAGAATTTGTGATCTTGCTGACCATGAGCTGGTTTTTAGGTTGGGGTGTACAGTCCATTGACAAAAGCAAAGATTAGGAAAGGCTATAGAAAAACCCGGGTAAAGCGTCCTGTAGAAAAGGATGTTCCTACTAGTTATGATTCCATATGGGAGTACAATTTACATAATGGTCTTCTTAAAAAATGGAAACATCATGACAGAAAGATTCCCTATGTAGTTAATCACGTTTATCACCCGGACTTTAGTAAGAAGGTAGGACGTAAGACTTATCTTATAGAAGCTAAAGGTCGATTTTGGGATTACGCAGAATATAATAAATACATTTGGATAAAGAAAATGCTTCCTCCTAACGTGGAATTAGTATTTCTTTTTGCTAATCCTAGTGCTCCAATGCCTCAGGCCAAGAGACGTAAGGACGGAACGAAACGAAGTCATGGGGAATGGGCTGGAGCAAATGGTTTTAAGTGGTATAGTGAAGAAAGTATTCCAGATGATTGGGTAGATATGAAATACCGTGAAAGCGAACAGTTTAAAAAAGAATATTATAGTATAGATAAGGAGCAAGAATGAATGATAACGTGAACAACCCTACACACTACAACAAAGGTGGCGTTGAATGTATTGCAGCAATAGAAAGCATGCTCACTGCCGAAGAGTTTATAGGTTACTTGCGAGGCAACAGCCTAAAATATAGATGGCGTTTCCGTTACAAGAATGGAATAGAGGATTTATATAAAGCGCGATGGTACGAAGATAGACTTATAAACTATATAGAAAAAACAGGATGTAAAGTAAAAGAGGAACCTTACCTAGCTCATTTGAAGGATTCAAAAATGACAGCAAACAACGAATCGGAGCTGCTTCTATTGTTGAGAGATATCAGCAGACTTAGCACTGCCAATCTGAAAAATGGAGTCCTATCTGCCTCATTGTCATTAGATGAG